ATACATTTCAAGATGCAAGTGGAACAGTTGCTTTTCTTTCTGATATTTCAGGAGGTGTATTTTCGCCTACTGCCAATGGCACTTTTGTGGTAGAGGTGTCTCAGGAGTCAGATTTTGGAACTGCCGTAGGGAGTGTTATTACATTAGCAGCTAATACGAGTTATTTCGTAAGAGGCATTGTATCTTGTGCAAACAGATTGCTTATAGCCTCCGATGGTATTTCTATTGCAGGTTGGGATAGAGATAAGGATGGTTTAGATTATACGGGTAGCGGTGGAGATTTCATTACTGTTACTGATGTAAACTTTGAGATGCTGAATTTAAAACTTTCATCAGGAAATGCAGTTGCAGGTGAAGTTGTGTTAAGAGCAGCGAATTTTAACTACGGTACTTTTAACGATGGTAGATTAAAGGTATTAACCCTTATAAATTTACAATTTAGAGGTTGTTATGATGTTCATCATATTGAAGGGTTTGACCTCGTAGATATTCAGAATTGTTTATTTTGGTATATCCAAGCTACTACAATAGGTTGTCACTTTAAGAATGTTTCTAAGTTACAACTAACATCTTGTGAATATGTTAGGTGGTTTAGAGAATCCACTATTCCTACACCTGGTGGGTGGGCAACAGCACACCTTATAGAATTACTTGCTAATGGTTTAGGCAATGGATTTGGTGCAGTCAATATATCAGGGTGTATAGTACACCCACAACAGACACAAGATGGTATTGCTATAGACCCTTTATCAACCACAGGATTTGGAAGTATTGCTTCCAATACGTTTATTAATATAGGATTAACAACGGGAGTAATATTTAGTCCGCAAGCATTTGGGTTGCCAGATTATTCAAATGCGTCAACTTTGACCTACGATATATTTGCAAATCAAGGTGTTTTAAATAGCACAAGTGGATGTGTAATGACTATGAGTGGGAATACGACTGTAACATTATTGACACTGAATGTACCCACAAAGGTGGATACAAATGCTTTAGCACTTGCGCAAGCGAGTGTTAGGTATACAGTTGCTACTGATGGTACTGTAACTTATGTTGGGTCAAAGCAGATTTATGTTAGTTTACACGCATCCTTGTCTTATAGTAAAAGTGGGGGAGGAGTGGATACCTACTCTTTTTACTTTTATAAAAATGGAGTTGTGTTAGCAGGCTCGGAGACATTAGTGGATGCAGACCTTGATGGGTCTGTCTCAATGGTCTATGGAACTTTAATGAACCAAAATGATTACATAGAAATATTTGTAGAGAATACGCAAAGTAATGATGATATGCTTGTCATTGCTTGGCAGGTATTAATAAGAGAATAAAACTAAATAAACAGAAATGGACTTTACACTTTTATTTCAAAGATTTGCCGAACAATCCCCCTTAATAATCGGCTGTGGTTTAGTGATATGGCAACTTTTAAAGATGTATAAGGAGGAGAAAAACCTTCTTAGGATAGAGAGAAAAGAAAGAGGAGAAGAAATTAAAGCTTTAATAGTAAACCATACTGCAGAACTTAAAGAACTAAATAACTATACAAGAGAGCGTGACTTAGAAACCCAAGAAGCTTCTATTGCTACAGTAACAGCAGTAGAAAGTATACATCAGCTTATTAATCAAAAACTTAAAATGTTAGATTAAAATCTCCCTATTATGATAAAGCAAGAAACAATAGATCACGATAAAGTATTAGAAGATTTTGTAAAAAAGCAGAAGGAAAGAATTAAAAAGCTTAAAGACAAATGCAATAAAAATAACAAATAACTTATTTAAAAACAGAATTATGTTTATATCAGTAACGTCAAGTACGCAAGGCATAATATTGCTTGAAATTCAAGAAATATCTCGTATAGTAGAGGATGCCACATCAGGTGCAGTAGTAGTCTGTCTATTGGGCAGCCAAGATAAAATTGAGCCATCTGAAACGATGGACCAAATCTTTGACCAGCAAAATGTCACAGGCAGGAATTTAGGAATGATACTTATAACAAACCAGAGGACTGGCAACAGAGAGATTTGGTTTACAAAGGATCTGCTGATGATTGTTGCAGAACCTGGAGGAGGATCAAAACTTCTACAAAAAATCCGGAAAGAAACTATTGTAGCTTCTGAAACGCTAACAACTATATTGGCTTATCAAGGAGCAACTAAAAATCTTGGACTGATTTCAGCGACAGTAACAAGTGTGTCTCCTAATCAGCAATATCTTTTTGTAGACAAGATGATTCGACAAATTGTGTCTTCAGACCCTACAAATGTTGCTTCTCCAGCTATTATCGACATGAAGGGGAGTTGGAGTTCATATACTGTAGCTGAAACAGTAGCAGTACTCACGGCAGCAATGCCAACTTAATTTTTATATTTTATATAAAAATTTTGTTTATTAAGAATAAATAATATATATTTGTTACGTAGTAATAAGTGATGTTGGGGTGAAGGTCTACGCATTACCTTCCCCCACATCTTTTAACCCAAAAGGCAGGGCATAAGCACCCCAATACACGCCATTCTCAGGATTCCAATAAGATACTTATCATCTAATCCTGTACTATTGTCAGAGGAGTCTATCCTGAGAAGGGACTCAATCGCTTAAACTCTGAGCAATATGCAGGATTTTTTTATTCTATAAGAACATGAAAAGAATTGATGAAAATCACAGCTTCAACCACAATGTATGCTGTGTATTGGGAGGGCATTGCCAAAAGGCAATACTTCTCAAGGAGATATATGGGTGGTGTGTAATGAATAACGCCCGTAACCATAACATAAAATTTGGGATCGTCTGGACGTTTATGTCGGCCAATGGGTTTTCGAAAAAATTTGAATATATGAAGGAAGGTTCGATAGACCGATGGCTTCGTGAATTAGAAAAAGATGGTTGGCTCCATTCAAGGAAACTTAATAGTAAGGGATACGACAGAACCAAGTGGTACACAATTAATTACAGCAGATATGACAGTGCTGTAACGGGCAAAGAAATCCCCATCCCTCAAATTGAGGAATGGAAAACTCAAATTGAGGAATGCATAACTCAAATTGAGGGACCAATACCATCTACTACAACATCTACTACACATAATACTATCAAAGAGGAAAAATTTGATGAAAATTATGTCATGGACGAGAACAATGTAACCCTGTGTCCGGAGCCTCAGACATTGCCCTACGGAATGTGCATTCCAAAAGCACAACAAGACATGGAGACTTACTACTCATTCAAGGAAAATGTAGATTCCACCATTTCAGAAACGGGATACGATATATCACTTCTGGTTTTCAACGAACAAAAAAGGACATTCATAACAAGGATGTCTGCGTATGGACAAAAAAAGGCAAGGACATTTCCCCAACTACGGGGTTATTTTGTAACTTGGTTACGGAACGGATATGAAACGCATAGGAAGAAAGAACTAAGAGAGGGCGTGGATGTCCAAGGATTGTACACTAATGCAACTATTAACGATGCAGTGGCCACATACATCAGCAAAGTGGCAAAGTCTTCTAAAAAGGCACTTAAAGTAAAGGAGGCAGAAAACATATTAGAAAACATGAAGGGTTTAATTGGAGCCTTGAAGGTACACAAGATTGCGCTTGCAAAATACAAACCTCTTACAGCAGAGCAATTAGTTGCCTTAGAGTATGCATACCCTAAGAAAACAGATAAGAAAGAGTTGTCAAAGGCTCTTGCACTTATATTGAAATACAGAACACCATCAGAGACATTGTATAACGCACTACGAATACAATTAGAAGCATGAACAAAAACACAGTCATCGGATTAACAAAAAAACTAACGCAGGGATTGGGTTTGGACGAATCTCAGTCAAAGAGTCTGCAATATTATCTGACAAAGGAATTGCCAGCAGTTTTAGCAAAAAACCCTCAGATACTATCACACTTGTTGTACCAAAAAGAACCACGGCATAACGCTATAGCGGAGCAAGGTCTAATAGGAAGAATACTATTAACCCCACAGACAGTCCTACCGGAATGCACCGGAATGACAAAGGAATACTTCTACTTACAGGAGTACTCAATGTTATTTGAGGCGATCCAATTTCTTTCTGACAATAACAAGACAGTAAATGTAGATGTTGTAGCTTCTGTTTTAGGGGAAGATAAAATAGCGGAGTATGGTGGGAGGCATTGGATAGAGTCGCTGTGCGTTACGGGAGATGGGTCAAAAGACCTGATAGATCAGGTGGTTAAAGCCTATAAACTCCGTGAGTTGTGGAAGCACAGCAATCAAGTTCTACAAGACCTACATAAATGCGACTTAAATGATGCAGATGCTTTATTAGAGAAATTTAAGGCGAAATTAGACATTGAGGATGCTACACGGGATAATATGTCTGACTCAAAAAGTCTTGCTAAGTTAATGTCTGCGGAGTTTGACAAGACACTTCACAGAATAGAGCAGGGGATAATCTACCCTGGCCATCTATTCCCCATAAAGAGAATGAATCAACTAACCGGAGGAGCGGAAAACGGGATGTTGATAATAAAAGCAGCACGGCCAGGAATGGGGAAGACGGCTGATGCTATATGTGAGATGTTGTATTCTGCAATGGAACTCAATGAGGTAGATGTATTTTTCTCCTTAGAGATGCCTAAGATAAAACTCCTACTCCGGATGTTTTTTATACGCAAAAGAGTTAAAAAATACGATTGGGATAATGGTCTGAAAAACAATCATTTTCGAAATATGTTTATGGACTTCTTAGACGAGGTAGAAAAGAGCAAAATATTCATAGACGATACTCCAGGAATTACTTGGAGGCATATACGAGATAAGTGCCTGAAAATCAAAAATAAACACGGCAAGATAGACAGGGTGTTTATCGACTACCTACAGCTAATGTCAAGCATAGAGGGGCAGAACAGAGAACAACAGATTTCAGCTATTAGTAGAAATCTTAAAGGGTTAGCAAAAGAGTTAGACTGTCCCATTACAGCACTGTCACAACTGTCAAGGGCGGTAGAGAGCAGGGGTGGTTCAAAGAGACCACAACTGTCAGACCTTAGAGAATCGGGTGCTATTGAGCAGGATGCAGACATAGTTGAGTTCCTGTACAGACCCGAATACTATGACTTTTACGAGGATGACGATGGCACATCCTTAAGGGGAGTATTAGAAAAGATAATAGCGAAGAACAGAGAAGGTGCTTTAGAATCTCTAAAGGTGTTCTTTGATGCAGAGTACACAGCTATCAGAGAGTTAGATGAGAGGCCGGATGGCTACATAAATGAGACACATAAGGCTAAGATGAGACAAGAAAATGGATTTACAGAAATTAATGATGACCCTTTTTTACCCGAAATATGAAAAAAAAACACGTGCTAATAGGGATAGATATAGGAATACGTAACAACACGGGCGTAGCAATCTATCATCCGGAAGAGAAAAAATTTAAAGATGTAATATCCTGCGATATGTTTGAGGCAATGCAGATATGCATTAAGCAAAACGAAAGCAAAAAGAAATGTGTGGTTGTTGTAGTAGAAAACGCAGATATGGATTCAAACATATTTGGAGCAGACACCGACCTATTATCTTATATAAGTCGTTCAGGCACAAAGAACAAGAAAGGCTTAACTAAGAAGATCAGGCAGGTACTTGCATGGGCATCTAATGTTGGCAAAAACAAAGGTGCTGCAATTGCCTTTATACATCACCTTCAGCAACATAACATAACCTATGCTGAGATAGCACCTTCACAACGAAGAAAGGCAGGGAAGGTTATAAAGATAGGGAAAAGAGAGATAAAAGAAAGGATATCCCAATTGCCTATGCCAACAAAAACAACCGCAGCGGATTTCAAGTTTTGGACCGGATACTGCGGAAAGACAAACGAACATTCAAGAGATGCTGGAACATTAGTATTTAAGAAAACATATTTTTATTACGCCACAATAGCAAGAACACAGAAAAAATGAAAGTACATCCTGAAGACTTTAACCTTATAAAAGACAATCTTGAGATAGAAACAGTAATTGGAGAATACCTTGATTTGAGACCAACGGGTATCACTAAGACTGCATTGTGTCCGTTCCATACAGAAAAAACACCTTCCTTAAAGGTGTGGCCATCTACTCAGACATTTAAGTGTATGGGATGTGGAGAGCAGGGAGATGTAATTAATTTCATAACAAAAAAAGAAAACTTTAAAACCCCATCCGAGGCAGCGAAGTTTTTGGCAGATAAATTTGATATTCCTATACGTATGATGGGAGAGGAGGAAGCGCAAAACTACGAAGAGCAAGAGGTGATATTAGCAAATGAGTTTGCTTTGAAGTTTTTTAAGGAGAAGTTCTTTTCAACTTACGAGCCAAGGAAATATATGGTTGACAGAGGCTACACGAAAACATTAGTAAGCAAATGGGAGATAGGTTATGCTCCGATGGATTACACATTAGATTATAGCAGAGAAACACTTGAGAAGGCTGACTTAGTAAGTGCCAAAGGCTATCCTAAGTTCAGGGATAGAATCATTTTTCCAATAAGAGATATAACCGGAAGGCTTGTAGGCTTTGGGGGTAGACGGCTAAGTAAGAACAGCAAGTACCCCAAGTATGTAAACACAGCAGAAACGCCAGCTTACAAAAAGAGAGAGGTGTTATATGGGTTATCTCAAAATCTTAAGCTTATTAAAAAAGAGAGGGATAATGATGATAAAAAATATGCCATGATAGTAGAGGGATACACAGATGTAAATCTGTTAGAGAGGGCAGACATAAGGTTTGCAATAGCATCCTGCGGAACTTCTTTTACAGATGAACAAGCTAAGGCAATAAGCCGTCATGTAGATTATTGTTTTTTATTTATGGACACAGACAGAGCCGGAGAAGAGGCGAAAAGCAAAATAATAAAGAAGTTATGGCAGTTTGATGCAGACGTAAAACCTATCAAAGCTGAACACGGGCAGGATCCGGCATCTTTGGCAATTAAGCATGGTCCAGACCTATATAACTATGTAGAGATACAATGCCCAATGCAGTTAGTGTATGACGGAGCAGAAGGTAACAGAGAGAAGAAGACAGAAGAATGCCTGAAGGCAATTGCATCTACCCCAAACCATTTACGCAGAGATGACCTACTTAGACTATTAGAGAAGTGTAGTAGATATAGTTTTAAAAATCTACTTGGAAGGCTAAATAAATACACCAGCCGATTGGTGTTTAAATAAAAAAGGTAGTAAATTGGACGATTTACTACCTTTATAACAGCCATCGGATGAATGGTTGAATGGAAAACAAATATAAACATTAATAATCAAAAAAAGAAAAATGAGAGAAAAATTATTACAAATCCGGAAACAACTGTTTGACATCATAGATGATATAGATGTTACAATTAACACTACAGAGGTCACAAAGAAAGGCCACAGGGCAATTGTACACGGAGAGACTGTATTGGCAATCCGTGCTGGACATGGAGGTATAGAGCCTATTACCGGAGAGTATACTACATCCGGAAAACAGTGGCAACACCCCGACATAGATATAAGACTTCACGGAAATAAAACCTTTTACGAAGGGGTTTGGAATCGAACAATAGCTGATATGCTTTATAATTCTCTGTGGAATATTAATATTCCATGCATAAAAATCCATCATGAGTGGAAGGATGAAAGGCTAATGTCACAATGCGACAAAATAAACAAGATACATAGAAACAGTAATCCTATAGCTTTACTATTTGAATTGCATTCTAATGCCTCTCCAAATCATAACGCAAGAGGCTTTGAGGTGTACACAACAAAGGGAGAAACAGCTTCAGACAAATGGGCAACAACACTTTATATGGAAGTGGAAAAGCTGGGGATAATGAAGATGCGCCCAGGCAGGTCTGACGGAGATCCAGATCGGGAGAAAGATTTTACAATGATTACAAAGACATGGTGTCCTGCTATATTACCGGAGTTTGGATTTTACGATAACTCAGAAGATATACGGGTCATAATGGACACAGATGCAATGCAGAAATACGTCAAAGCCTTAACAATAACGGGCATGAAAGCCATGGCAACGGCAAAATAAATGGACAAACCGTTGTTATTTTATTAAAACTTTTGTATCTTTACGGATACAAGCAAATCGGATGAATTATGAAAAATAAAGTATTATTACCTTTAGTAGGGTTAAAGTCATTATGGGATATTTTGTTTACAAGTCCAAATGCAGATGGAATTGTAAATTTTAGCACCATCGTCAATTTAGCAAAAGTTATTTGCTTAATGGCAGTGGTGTTTTTATTTAGTATATCCGGAACAGAAGAGCCTAACAAAGTAATCACAACAGAGACAGAGACAACAGAGATAACAGAGACAGAGATACGGTATGACGATAGAGGTCTGCCGACAGACAGAGACTACTTAACCCGAAGCGAGTGGAAGGGGAGTCACATCACAAATTCAAAGACAAAGAAAAAGTTCAAGGCATGGAAGGAGGCACACATCTCAAATTTTATCAAGTTCTTCAGCCAAGAAGCCAAAAAGGAGCAGGTTGTTTCCGGAATCCCACACCAAATAGTGGTGGCTCAGGCGATAATAGAGTCTGGCTTTGGGATGTCGAAGCTTGCCAAGAAAGGCAATAATTATTTCGGAATCAAATGGAGGGGAAAGGGTGACTATGTAACCATAGCAGATGACGGTCCTTTAGACCGCTTCCAGGTATATGAGTCAGTTTGGTGGTCACTCCGGGGGCATAGCAAGGTGTTATACAGATACAAGACCCGTATTAAGGGCAAACATACGGTAGAGAAGTTTGCCGACTGTTTGTGTGGTGGTCGTACACTAAAAGAAAGTAAGGCTTGGGTAGAAAATGGTGGAAAGACCTACGCAACTGCGTGTTACCGCAATAGCAAAGGCGGTAAGGAAAGTTACGCTCAAAAGATTCTTCGATACATAAAATACTACGATTTATAAAAACAATAGAGATGGATTATCCAAAAAGATTAGCATTAATACGAGACATGGAACAAAGCGAAATGGAAAAACTGAAGTATCTTTTCGCAGCCTTCGGGCCACCATGCCATCATGCAATTATCAAATACCTTACAACAAAAAGACTACAAGGAGAGAGGATTGTATGGCGAAATGATTTGAACAAATACATTGTGGATGAGTATCAGTTTGAACAGCCACACGTATCAATATCGCTTAGAAGAATGTACAATTTAGGTCTTCTAATAAAAGAAAAGCCTGAAGGAAACAAGAAGAACGTTTATTACGGATTATCCGAAATGTTTAATGACATTACAGTTTCTATTGTAAAAATTAAAAAATATCTTCCTAACATAAAAAATTCAGAAAATGGGTATAGAAATAAGAGGGAACAAGTCTAACAAGATGTACTTAGGCATTACGAACCCTTCAGACAAAAAGAAAGAAAAGGGAATGTACTATTCACTAAAAGGCGAGAAAATCTTCGTGGATAACATTTCCGGTCAACTTGTAAACATTCACAAAAAGCTAAACAAACCTAAGGACGGGCATTCCTGGGGAGCGTATTGGAGTTATCAATTTACATTTTTTGATGATGAGGAAGATCCGCAGGAAGTCATTCTGGATGTAAGAGCAGATAATAGAATTACAGACAGCATAGTAAACTGTTTGGCTTCTATCACTACACCTCACAAAATTAAGCTGTGTTGCTTTGTCAACAAAAATGGGTACTTAACAACTTTGATTTACAACGGCAAAGACCAAGCAGGAAGCGACCACAGAGAGATGTGGAAATATCAATGGAATGCAGAGCGAGGAGATTTTGATGAAATACCCTTGGCTGTAAAGATTCCTACTGGCAAGGATGCTGAGGGTAATCCCTCTTTCACCTATGACCGCACAGAGCGTAATGAGTTTATGGATGAACTTATAAAGGGAATCTACACTGTATTTTCCGGAAAGCAATGGACATCTGCACAGGTGGTGGGAGACAATGGCTCTAATCCCACGAACCATGTAAAAACAGACAAGGACAAAGAAGAGGAGATGAAAATCATAAAAGGGGTTTTTGAGAACTTTAAAAATCAGTCTACTCTGACAAAAAATTGGAAAGCTATATCGGAGAGAATTAAGGGCGGTATCTTTGACTACACAAATCAGATAAGCTGTGTGGCTACCATTCAATCCCGATTAAACAAAATGGGCAAGAAGGATTATGACCTGAAGATAGATGGCTCATATTCTATTTTAGAGAAAGAACCCGATATGTCAGATGACCTGCCTTTCTGAATACTTACACAATAGAAAAGACTTTACATACGAAGAGGGAGAGTTCACAATGAACACTCCCTCTTTTGAGGTTGTAGTTATACCAGGTGCTTTTGATAGTATAGAGGTGTACAAGAACTCTGATCCGAGATATCCAAATCATAAGGATCTGGTATTATGCAGATGGTTGGAGTCAATTACAATGCTTGAAGCGATTTGTGATGAATATAAAAAAGAAGAAAATGCTTAGATATTATGTAGTGGTAGGAGAGGGTGTGCCAATTCATTTGTTTACTGATTATAAAGTTCCAATAGATGTGTATAAGTACATAAAGGACAACAGCGAGAAAGTGCTGGGAGAAGAGATTACTAACACTCCATTGCAACCGTCAGAACTAATAAACATAAACGACAAGGTATATATGCACGTTACCAGCAGGAAGTTCTATAAAAAGGAGGAAGAGAGATGTTTAATAGTCCCCGTTTGCGAACTTTGCTTTTTACAAGAGTATACAAAATAAACCATGGAGAATATATTTATATCATTTTCTGGAGGCTTAACATCAGCCTTTATGACTCAGTACATTCTAAAAAACCATTCTGAGTCAAATATCCTGATCGTATTTGCCAATACGGGAAAAGAACGCCCAGAGACATTAGACTTTGTAAAAAAATGTTCTGAGGAGTGGAATGTACAGATCCATTGGATAGAGTACAACCCA